GAGGCCGCAAGCGCACCTGCACCCGATGCCCCGAAGCTTGGCGCAAAGCCTACGCTGGAAGGCTGCGACTATGACGAAGGCGCGTTCGAAAGCGCGCTAGAGGCATGGTATCAGGACAAGGCCAAGGTTGAAGCATCGCAGCGCGAGGCAGAAGAGCGTCAGCGCGCAGAGCAAGACGCATGGCAGGCAAAGGTCACTAGCTATCAGGAAGCCAAGGCCAAGCTTCCCGTGCCCGATTACGATGATGCCGAAGCCTTCGTGCAAGACACGTTTGACGTGACGCAGCAGGGCCTGCTTATCAAGGTGGCCAAGGACGCGCCGACGCTCGTTTACGCGCTGGGCAAGAACCCGGCCAAGGCGGCTGCGCTGGCGGGCATCAAGGACTACGCCGAGTTCGTGGCGGAAGCCGTTCGATTGGAGATGAGCGTGAAAGCAACCCGCAAGCCTGCCGTTTCTCCGGAGCGTTCGGTTAGCGTGCCGTCTGGCACTGGCGTTGTCAGCACGGACAACACGCTGGAACGGCTGCGCGAGGAGGCCGCAAAGACCGGGGACTTTTCCAAGGTGATGGCTTACAAGCGGAGCCGCGCGGCTTGAGGCTGCATCCTGACAAGAAACCGTTTCGCGTCCTTCGGAAGTGGAAGGATGGCCGCGTCACGTTTGTTGAATACGAAGCGGATTTTTGGCATGGGCCGACCGGCGAGCCAAATGAGCAAGTTGGATATGAGACAGTCCGCGGCACGGTGAACAGCCAATTCTGGCGCAATTCAATTTCGCGGTCGGTTTCCTTCTGGCCAAAGCTTGCCAAGGAATTAGGAGTAGCAGCCTAGTTGCACATAGGGCGGTTGTGTGGTAGCATCCGCCCTATCAGCCCTCGCGCGGCTATAAATGCGCAGTCCATGGGTTTCCGCCTTACCCTAATAGGCGAGTTCTGAACCGGGCTTAAAGCCTATTTCCGTTCTCGCCAGACAGAGGAGCATCCCATGGCGAATAATTTCTCGAAGGAAGAGCGCGTAGCGTTCGAAAGCATCCTTGAGGGCTTCAATGACGCTCTCACTATCTCCCGCAATGTTGCCAAGTTCGGCACCGATGGCCAGCTCATGGAGCGCGCCAACGATACGATCTGGCGTCCGATGCCCTACATCCTGAACAGCCAGACCCGCACCGTGGGTTCGGCAGTTACCCCGCAGGATGTGACGCAGCTTTCGGTTCCCTCGCGCCTGACCGAAAAGAAGAACGTCTCGTGGAACATGAACGCTCTTGAACTTCGTGATGCGCTTCAGGAAGGTCGTCTCGGCAAGGCTGCCTATCAGCGCCTCGCTTCGGACATCAACACCAAGGTGCGTGACGTTGTGTCGCTTCAGGGCACGCTGGTTGTCCCGATCACTGGTGCGGCTGGCGACTATGACGACATCGCGCTCGCTGAAAGCATGATGAACGAGCAGGGCGTTCCCGAAGGCGACCGTTACCTCGCGCTTACTACGCGCGATTACAACGGCCTTGCGGGCAATCTGGCGGGTCGCCAGAACCTTGTGGCGAACAAGACCATCACGGCTTACGAGCGTTCGTTTGTCGGTATGGTTGCAGGCTTCGAAACCTACAAGATCGATGCAGGCAAGCGCATTCCGGCTGCGGCTGGTGGTGGTTCCATCACCATTGCAACCAACGGCGCGCAGGTTCGCTACGTTCCGGACAACGTGGACGCCAACGGCAACAACGTCGATAACCGCTACCAGACCGTGACCGTTTCGAGCACGACCAACGTGGTTGCTGGCGATACCTTCACCATTGCCGGTATCGAAGCTGTTCACATGATCACCAAGGAAAGCACGGGCCAGCTTCGTACCTTCCGCGTGATCTCGGTTGACAGCGGCACGACCATGACGATCAGCCCGCCGATGATCGGTGCCAACTCCTCGCCTACGGCTGCGGAAACGGCATACAAGAACATCAACGTCGCTTCGACCAGCGCCACTGCGGCGATCAACTGGCTGAACGACAACGCGGCTGGCGCTAACCCGTTCTGGTTCAAGGACAGCATTGAACTGCTTCCGGGCCGTTACGCTGTGCCGGATGGTCAGGGCGTGGACATCATGCGCGGCACGACCGATCAGGGCCTTGAGGTTGTGATGGGCAAGAAGTTCGATAACTCGACCTTCACCAGCCTTTACACTCTCGACGTTCTTTACGGGGTGGTTAACACCAACCCGCAGATGAACGGTGTGATCCTCTTCGGCCAGCCGTAAGAGGTGGGGTGGGGCGGCGGTTCTCCTAACGTCGCCCCACTTTCTTAGGAGATAAGGCAATGCCAATGAAGAAGGGTTACGGACCTAAAACCGTATCAGCCAACATCAAGAAAGAGATGATGGCAGGCAAGCCCCAAAAGCAGGCGGTGGCCATCGCTTTGGACGTTGCCAAGAAAGCGAAGAAGGCTCGCAAGAAGTGAGTGACTTCCCGACCATGGTATATCGCACCCCCGGACTGCATCGCGCGTCTGGGGGATCGACGTTTGACTTTCGCGGCATCGATGACGAAGGTGCGCTTGAGGCTGCGCTTGCGGACGGCTGGCGTCTCTCACTGCATGAAGAGATTGCCCCGGAGGCCATTGACGATGTATCGCCTGCCACCCGCGACGAACTGGAACAGAAAGCGCGCGAGCTTGGCATTGGGTTTAACGCGCGCACGGCTGACGCTGTGCTTGCGCAGCGCATTGCGGAGCGGGTCTAGTGGGCTACACACGCCGCGACTTCATTGATGGTGCGATGGAAGAGATCGGCCTTGCCGCGTACAATTATGACGCGACGGCTGAAGAACTGACCAGCGCCATGCGCCGCCTCGATAGCATGATGGCGGAATGGAACGCGCGCGGCATTCGCATTGGCTATCCCATTCCATCTGGTCCGGGCACTGGCGAGCTTACGGACGAAACGGCGGCACCAGATAGCGCTTGGGAGGCCATTGTTACCGGCCTCGCGCTGCGGATTGCGCCAAGCTTCGGCAAGACGGTTATGCCAGACACGCGGGCCAACTTCGTCCGGGCATATCAGGCGCTCTTGAACCTTCACGCGCAGCCCTCCGAAGTGCAGCCGCGCAAGATGCCGCTAGGCGGTGGGAACAAGCCTTACTGGTGGGGCTATCAGGTATTTACCACGGGGCCGGTCGATCAGCTTGAAACCGGCGATGACGGGCTTCTGGAGTTTTAGGTATGAGCACGATTAATTGGCTTTCTTCGGTTGACAGCCTTAGCGGCGGCGATGCTGTCCCGGTCTATGCGCAAGCGCAAGGTGATGCCCGGCGCTTTTCGCTTACGACACTGGTTAGTTACCTTTCGTCTGCTTTCAGCTCGCTTTCTGTGTCGTCTTACGTCAAGGTGACTACGGTAACGGTTGCGAATCTGCCCAGCGCGGCCACGGCAGGGGCTGGAGCAAGGGCCATGGTATCGAATGCCAATGCCACCACGTTTAACTCTGTGGTGGCCGGTGGCGGCGCTAACACGGTGCCTGTCTTTTCAGATGGCGCAGCTTGGAGGATTGGTTAATGGAACGTCCCTTCACCCCCGCTTGGGGATCTACTACTGTCGTAAGCAATGCGACAAGTGCAACCGCCGCAGTGGTGCTGCCAAAGGACCGTGATTGCGTTGTCCTTACTAACACCAGCGCCACGGCTCGCACGCATGTCATGCTGACGGCTTACGAAAGCGAGGCAACCGTTCCCACTGGCACGGCTCCGACGACTTCGACGGGCTTTCCGATTCTGCCGGGGCAGCAAATCCGCATTTACACCGGCATGGGGCCTAAGCTCGTTCGCACGATTGCGACGGCAGCGGATGGCAGCATCATCATCACGCCGGGGTCGGGCTTCTAATGGACCTTGGCCTGCACCTACGCTTGGGGACGGTTGACAGGCCATTGCCGTCAATGGCGCTGGACTTCTTGACAGAACCTGTCTTGAGCAGCGCCGTGACGTTTAGCCGTTCGTCGGCTGCCACTAGGGTCGGGCAGGATGGTCTGATGCAGACCGTAGCGGTTGACGCGCCCCGCTTTGACTTTGACCCGGCCACGCTTTCCCCGCGTGGCCTGCTGATTGAGGAAGCGCGGACAAACCTGTTAGTGAACAGCCCAATCAGCGGCGTGGCACTCCCTACGCAGAGTGTCTCGGTGACAGCGGTTCCGCATACGATTAGCTTTTACGGCACGGGAACCGTAACGCTATCGGGTGCGGCTGTTGCATCGGTGGTTGGTACGGGCGCATACCCTAATCGGCAGGTGTTGACGTTTACCCCGATCTTGGGTGTGCTGGTTTGCACAGTCGTTGGATTGGTGCAGTTTGCTCAGCTTGAGGTTGGCGGGTTTGCGACTAGCTTCATCCCGACCGCCGCATCGCCAGTAGCCCGAAGCGCGGACATTGCTACTATGACCGGCGCAAACTTCTC